CTTTAAAACGATCTGGTGTTAACTTAAATACTAGCAAGAAGAAAGCCAGCGGTTCTTTTTTTGGCTCAAAAAAACTTGATGAAAAAAATGTTTTAGAGCTAAATAAAATCATCGATGACTCGAATAAGTAATTGTAATAATTGTATGGGGCTAGAAATAGCCCCAAAATACCAAGGAGGAAAAAATGGACTTCAAAAAAATTGCAAAAAAGAATGTTAAAGATTTTATTCAATCTGTAGATCAGTTCCATTCGTGTGCGGATAATTTATTGCACCTCTTGAAAAGTGTAAGGTCATCGTTAAAAAATAATGAGACATGTTTTAATATTATGGAAGTACAATCTAATGTTGAAACATTAAATACCTTTATGGTTAACATGAATAGATTTTATGATAGAGTTGAATTTATTGAAGAACTAGAATTCGAAAAGGCGTTTCAAAAATGACTTTTAGATATCAAAGTTTTATCAGCTTTATAGCTTATGAAAACATAGAGCCTCTTGCACAATTAAAGTTAAAATATTCTGCTAACTACGAAGATAGTCCAATAATGGCAAACTATGAAAATAAAGTAGAATATTTTTATGCGAGACAAATATATTCTGACAATGAAAATTTTGATATGGAAGAATATATTCTTTCTTTGCCAATTGTAAATATTGAAAACTCAAATGAATGCAACAATATTATTCAAATATGTTTAAATAGAAAAATAGGTCAACTTGAAAACTATTTGAGAAACCAAGCATTCATGCAAGAAGTTTTTTCAGTTTTACCAACAAGCACAACAACCAGTACAACAACTGTTACAAGTACAACTGTTACAACAACACCATGTCCAACAGGTGTACCAAGTAGAATATATTATATAAACGCAACAAATGTTTGTGCAATTTGTGTAGCAACAAATGAATTTGTATGCAGTCCATATGAAAATTACAATTATGTAAATTGTTTAAATTCAGCAAACAGTATCAATCAAGGAAACACAGATTGTACAACAACAACAACAACAAGTACAACCACTACAACACTAGCACCAACATCGACTACACCTATAGGGCCACAGGGTTAACTATTGTTTAGCCATATATTCTTTATGTCTTTTTTCAAATTCAATTATTTTGTCCTTTGGTCCAACATATGTAAATTCTTCTTTTTTATAATGTCTTACGAGGGCTAAAACATGCTTTGACAAAAGATTTAAAACTTTTTGTGCATCACTACTAAGTAGAGCATCTGGCCAAACTTCTTGACCCATTAACATCGATAGTCCAAGATCATTATTCTCGGCAGTAACAGGATAAAACATAAGACCAAGATTATTTGGCCTTATTTCTTCTCCACCAGGAATTAAGTTTAAGATATATGCACATGACCAATCTCTACAAATGCTTGGCCTAGTGTCATAAACTCCACAACCACCATGATCTGCTCTATCTTTGCAATTACAAAAGGCTGGCTTGTTAAGCTCTCGAACCTCTAATATGTTGCAACACACATCACAATTGCCACATGTTTTTTCTACTTGTTTAAGTTCCATAATTAACCTTGTTTGAATTTGTTTAAAAGTATAATATATATAAAAGGAGATAAATATGAAATGTTTTTTTTCAGCAATTGGTTTTATTTTACTGGCTTGTACATCAAATGCTCAACAGATTATGTACAGACCATTGCAGCAACAAGCGTACAGTTACAACAACTATAATAGCTATAATAATACACAAAGGTATTATCCAAGCAATCCTATTCAGAAAACTCCAACTGGATATTTATATTACCCATTAACTAATTTGCCACCATTGCAGTCAAGTGGATACACATTACAAAATACTCAGCCGTATATTGGAATGTATTACTATAGTCCTAGTTTATGGTTACAATAAATGTTTAACGAAGATGATTTACATAAGTGGAAAAGCTCAAAACCATTTAATCATTTAGTAATAGACAATTTTTTAGAAAGCTCATTGGCTATGCAAATAGCTGATGAGTTTCCTTCTATTAATGATGACTTTTGGTTTTACTATAACAATGCTGTTGAAGTTAAAAAAGCCTGTGATATGTGGTGTAAGTTTCCAAAATCAATATATAAAACAATATTTGAATTAACCAGCAAAGAATTTGTAGACTCTTTATCTAATTTAGTTGGTAAACAGGTTTGGGCAGACTATGGGTTAAATGGCGGTGGCATACACGCTATGGGCAATTCTGGAAAATTAAACCCACATTTAGACTACAACATACACCCAAAGCTTGGACTACAAAGAAAGATAAATTTAATAATATACTTAACAAAAGATTGGGATACATCTTGGGGTGGAGCTATAGAGTTATGGTCACACGATGAAGAAAACAATAAACCAAAACAGATAGATGTTAAAATAGATTGTGTTTTTAATAGGGCATTACTATTTGATACAACTCAAAACTCTTGGCATGGCATATCAGATCAGATCACATGTCCAATCGACAAATCAAGAAATTCAATAGCAATATACTATGTTTGTGAGCCAGAAATTGGCAGCGAAAATAGGAATAAAGCTTTGTTTGCCCCAACAGAGAACCAAAAGGGAGATAAGGCAGTTGAAGAACTTATAAGACAAAGACTTTTGGGTAAATACAAAATATAGTAAATATTAATGCACCTTAAGCGAATAGCTTGTTGTACAAAACATTTACTTTTTATAGGAGGATACAATGGAATCAAAAGCACCAATCGAAATCAATGGGGAAAAATATCTGCTGTTTGCAAGCGAAAATGTTAAAAGGCTTTTAAGAAAGAATAAGGTTGCAGCAGTAACTATTCTTGAAGAGTTCATTAATAAACCATTTACAAAGCTTGGAACATCTAATATTAAGAGAATTGCAGAAACAAACTTAAACATCTTGAACATTCAAGCAACAGAGTTTGAATCTCAAGAAGAAATCAAATGCTTTATCTTGCATTGTGTTGGTAACTATACGCAAATGTTGCCAATATATCCAAAGAAGTGGTCAGTAATGTTGGAATGTGGACATAAAGCAATATTTGATGAAACAGTTGATTATATCTGTAAAGATCATGTAGTCACATGTTTTAAGTGCAATAAAAATAATTAATGCTTTTTAATCTGTAAGAAAAACGCATACATATTTCTTACAAGGAGGTTTGATGTTAAAGGTATATGATATGTTTTCGGGGATAGGTGGATTTGCTCTAGGATTTCAAAAGGAAGGCTTTGAAATAGCTGCTTTTGCAGAGTTAGATAAGTATCCTTCTGAAGTTTTGGCTAAGAATTTTCCAAATGTCCCCAACTATGGAGATGTAACAAAAGTAGAGTATGAAAAAGATCAATTCGATTTAATTGTTGGGGGTTTTCCCTGCACAGATATATCTATAGCAAGTCAATCAAAGGAGGGCATTTATGGAAAAAGATCATTCTTGTGGAAAGAATTCTTCCGAGCAGTTAGAGATGTTCAACCAAAATACTGTGTCATTGAAAATGTCTTTATGCTGCTTGGAAGAGGGCTTGAAACGGTGCTACAAGACCTTGCCAGCATCGGGTACGATGCGACTTATACAACGCTCGATGCCCAATACTGTGGAACAGCCCAACGAAGGCGTAGAGTTTACATTTTGGGAGTCCGTGATGGAATCCCCGCCAATAGCGATATATTCGAGTTTGGCCCTCGTAGTACTAGAACCTGTCAACAAAGCGTGGAACTTGTCAAAAAAAGCTTTGAATGGAATTTTAAAGAGAGCATGTGGTTCAAAGAAACCTTTGCCTACTTTACTCGCCAAAGAAGTGATCAATTTGATGAATGCGGAGTCTCGTCAACCTTAACAAAAAGAGATTATAAGTCTTTTACAGATTTAGTAGTCTCTGATGGTAATATACGCAGAGTAACGCCTACAGAAAGGCTTCGCCTTATGGGTTTTCATGACCATTGGCATATCCAAGATGCTTCTAATACAGATAAGTATAAATACAATGGTATGCATGTGCCTTCGGTTCAATATATAGCAAAATGTTTAAAGGAGTACGAAAGATGTTTGAATTTGCAAAAATAGCAGAAAAGTTTGATGAGCACTTGTCTGGACAACTATATTGGCACAGCAATTTCGTTAATCATTTCTTGCCTGAGATTGCATCTGTTTTTATGGCAGAAGGAACAAATGTATATGATTTTGGTGCATCAACAGGTAATGTAGAGGTGGCTTTATCAAGTATGATTAAGTCAAGGGGCATAGATTTTATACCTGTGGAAAAATGTAAAGAGATGGCAGAAAGATATAAAGGCGAAAGCGAAGTGGTTGTTGATGATTTTTTAAATGTGTATATGGAAGAGTTTTCATTTGCCACATGTATTTTGTCTTTATGCTTTATCCATCCATCAAAAAGAGAAACATTTATTGATTCTTTAAAAAACAATTGTATGATTGGCGGTGCTTTTGTAGTTTTAGAGAAAATGAAATCTAAAGGAGGATATCTAGGCACAGCACTAAATAGAGTTACATGGCGTAATAAGATTGAAAATGGTGAATCTTTAAAAATGGTAATCAATAAAGAGCTTTCGTTAAGTGGTGTGCAGTATCCTCTAAGTGAAAAAGAACTTGAAGGATTTGAGTTAATATGGGCGTATGGTGATTTTCGTGCTTATATTTGGTTAAAGGAGTTTTAAAATGGAAGAAGAATTGGATTACCATTGTTCTGAATGCGGTATTCAAATTTCAGAATGGATGCTTAGAGATGTCGATGGAGTCACAAATGACACATGTTTAAATTGTGCTATTAAAACATCATTGATGTCATGTCCTGTGTGCGATAAAAATATAGGTATGACAAATGTAGATCGTGCAAATAGAATACTTGGCGATGGATGGGAAGAAATGTGCGAAGACTGTGCAAAAGCATTTATTGAAAAATAGCCAAGTTTTATTGTGCTTACAATGGGGTATTTATAATGGAAGACTTTAAAAAATGGTACATTTGTTCTTACTGTGCATTTAAATTTTATTGGGAAGGCTTAGAAGATCCAATACAATGTCCAAAATGTAGATCCGAAGAAATTATTTTAATAAAAGAAAATAAAATTTTGTAAAACTATAATGGAGCATAAATGACAATCAACAGAAGAATATTTTATGCTTGCCAAGCGGTTGGAATTGGTGACAAAGACGGTGCAAATTTCACTGTAGCTCACGGTGTTCAGAGTGTTGGCATAAATACACAGTTTAACTTAGAACAAATTTTTGAAGTTGGGATGATTTCAATTTATGAAAATATTGAAAATGTTCCAGATGTTGAAGTAACATTAGAAAAGGTTTTGGATGGAAGGCCACTTCTTTACAATTTAGCAACATCAAGTGCTGCTGGAACTAGTTTATCGGCAAAATCAGTGGCACAATGCTCTGTAGCATTAGCCATTTTTGATGACACATCTGTAGCTGCAACTGGTACAGCAAAAGCTAGTTGTGTAATGAAAAAATGTGTTGTAAGTCAAATAACATACAAAGTCGCAGTTGAAGGAAATGCAACAGAATCTATTACGCTTGTTGGAAATGAAAAAGTTTGGTCAAGTTCTTTTAGCCCATCAAATACAGAATGGTACATAGACAACCTTCCAGCAACAGATGTTCCAGACGATGAACCAAATTCAACTGTACAAAGAAGACAGCATGTTAATATGATTGCATCAAAAATACCAAGCTGCATACCAGCAATATCATCATTTCAATCAATATCTGTTGGTGCAAACATAACTAGAGAGAAAATACTTGAACTTGGAAGTAAAGTTCCATATTTTAGATATGCAAAATTTCCAGTAGAAGTGACATCACAATTTGAAATCATAGCAAAAAAGGGTGATCAAATAGGCGTTGTTGAAGATGCCAATAATTTAACAGATGAAGAAATAAAACTGGTTTTTTTAAATGGAACTACAATAGACCTTGGCAAAAAGAATAAGTTAGAATCTGCAAATTATCAGGGCGGTGGAACAGATGGTGGTAATGCAACAATAACATATAGCTTTAAGACATTTAACGATTTCACGGTAACATAATGAATACTACTGAGCAAAAAAAAATCAAAACTTTAGAAGCTTTTAATCTTGAATTGCAATTTCATTTTACAATACAAGACGAGAGAATTAAAAAGCTTGAACAAGCAATAAAAACTCATCAAGAAGAAATGGAAAATCATTGGCTGTATGCTGGTATAGACAAAAGACAAGTTCCTGATTGGGATACCAATAAAAAACTATGGGATTGTTTATAAAAACATGAATACTGATGATTCCTATACAATTGTGTTCACAAATGAAATGCTTAAGTCTATCGGTATAGACACAGATCAAAATGATATTGATGTAAAAATAGTAATAGAAAATGGAACTATTAAAGTTTTGAGAAAAGAAAATGTTGTTTGACAACTATGTTTGTGCCTTTTTTCAGTATGTATGTTATGCAACAGTATATTTACTTATCATCAAACTAATAAAAGAAATATTAAATGAGGATTCTGATAAATTTTTTTGAGTGTTGAACGAATAACAATATGTGTAAGGAATACATAACCCAAGGAGAAAAGATATGATGATTTACGATTGGCTTTTTGGTAAGGAAAAAAAGAAGAATTGTGGTGGTTGCAAGCTAAAGCAACAAGAAAAATCAATAGAACAATTTGTTTCTGAGCTTAACTTGTTAAAAGCTAAATTTAACGATCTAGAGTTAGATTATATTGAGTTAGAAAATATTAATGCATCACTAAGTTCTTCTAATGAGGAACTAAAAACTAAAAATAACGAACTAATATCTGTACTGTTAAAAGTATCTGATATAGCAAGAGTTAGTGTTGAGTGTAATAAAAAAGGATATTAACTGAAATTATAAGGTGTCTGGACTAATGACGGTGGGAAAGGTCTTACTAGTTGTGTTGACTAGAGACACCTTATAATAAACTTAGGAGGAATTAATATGGAAATTGGAAGTTTGGTTTTTGCTAGAAAGTTGAATGAAGCTTTTACTATTTATACCGATTCTGGTGATATAGAGGTTACCATTAAAGAAATAAATACATCTTCAAATCAAGTTAGACTGCGTGTTAGAGCACCAAAAAACATTAAAATCATGCGAGATAATGCAGTTGATTTAAAACCAAAAGATATATTGTTCACACCAACAATTCCAAGATCGGAGAAAAGATGAACAGAAGACATTTTATAAAACATACGGCTGGAATTTCCGCACTTTCTTTTGTGGATAAAGTTAAGGCACAAGAAGAAACACTTAAAAAGTCTGGAAAAAAGCTTATTGTATTGTGGATGGGGGGTGGTCCTAGCCATATGGACCTTTGGGATTTAAAGCAGGGTCAAGCAAATGGCGGTGAATTTAAACAAATACTTACTTCAGCGAATGGAATTAGTATTAGTGAAGTTCTTCCAACAATCGCTTCTCAGTTTCACAATTTAGTTGCTGTTCGATCTCTTGTGACTAACGAAGGAAGTCATGAGAGAGGAACCGTTTTAATGAATACTGGGCATCAACCAAGCGTTGTTGTGCAGTATCCATCCATTGGATCGGTAACATCTTCGCTTTTAACATCAAAAGAACTACCCTTACCAGGATTTATTGGTATTGGAAATTCAGCACAAAGAATTGGGCCAGGATTTTTAGGAACAAACCTTGCACCATTCACCGTTCAAAATGCTGGAACTCCACCAGAGAATATTAAAGCACCAAAGGAAATAGATGATGAAGAAAGACTTAGACGAAGACAAAGACTGTTTTATACATTGGAAGACGATTTTTCGGAAAGAATTGCACCTCACATTAAAAATAGTGTGGCTAGAGAAGCTATGGGCAATCATGCTCAATCTCATTCTAATATCTATGGCAAAGCCTTTGATCTTACATTATCTCCGCTAAAAACAATCTTTGAACTAAAAGACGAAAATCCTAAAACGATTGAGTCTTATGGTGGTAGAGGAAATAACTTTGGAATGGGTTGTCTTCTTGCTAGAAAGTTAATTTCTAAGGGGGTTAGCTGTGTACAAATCGACCTGGGTGGATGGGATAATCATAGCAATATCTTTACTACTATTAGGAATGGGAATGGGAATCGTCTTGATATGGGCATGGGATATCTGGTCAAGGACTTGGTAGATATGGGTATGTGGAAAGACACCGTAGTTATGTGGATGGGAGAGTTTGGTCGTACACCTAAGATTAATCAGAACGCTGGTCGTGATCATTGGGCTAGATGTTGGTCTGTGGTTCTTGGGGGTGGTACTATCAAAGGTGGACAGGTTTATGGTTCTACAACCTCTGATGGCATGGACATTAAAGACAAGCCTTGCAGCATTTCAGATGTTTATGCTACAGTGTACAAAGCTTTGGGTTTAGACCCAATGTTTCAAATTAGGGATAATTTAGGGCGACCAATACCTATATCAGAAGGAAAACCGTTAGATATATTTTGATTAATTATTCTTTATGCTTATATGGTAAATTTGTAAATTCTGTTGAAGAATCTTTAAACAGTATGGAAAGGTTCTCAACAGGATTGCTTGAATTTTTTTCAAAATTAAATCATATAAATTTAAAAGCTGTTCCATTTGATTGGAGAACAGAGCTTAATCCAGAAAAAACATTTAATAAAATTCCAAAAAGCGATTTTTTATTAACATCTTTATACACATCAAATGTTGTAAACAATAATTGTTTAGCAAAAGAAAAAGTTAATTATAAAACTTCAACCTTTTTAGAAAATAAAAGTTTGTGGGATTATTCATTTGCAAATCTAAGGGAAAGTTCTCCAGAGTGTTATATTCCATACCCATGCTCAAAAAGATTGTTTAAATACGAAGAAAAAATAGCAAAAACAATTCTTTTAGACGATCACAATCAACAAATAGGTTTTGGAAAAGACATATCTGTAGAAATAACAGATTGGTTAGAAGAAATTGTGAGTGAAGGATATAAGATTTATCAGCTTACAAAAAAAAATGATAAGCCACATTCAAAAATTATAGAACCAATATTTAAATGTAATTATAAAGAGTACATGGAAAAAACATCTAGAATAGAATCTTTTATACTGACACACCCAGGAAGTTACGAAAATTCTGTAATTGATATGGTTGCAAGAGGAACGAGAGTATTAGTTCCTATAGATCAAGGAACATTTAAAAGATATGACAAGACAGAGGGGTTTGTTCCAATAGAAATAATTAAAGACTTTGAATTAGGAACATTTAAAAATAAAGAACAATTAATAAATTTAATAAAAAAACCAATAGACAATTCCAATTTTGAAAAACATGTATCTATGATGACAGATATGGAAGAAGTTGTTTTGACAATAGATAGAGTTTTTCAAGATATAATAACAAACAGCAACAAAACATCTTGATTATAAAATTTTTTTTGATAACCTAAATTTCTAACAGGAAGCACGAATAGTATAACAATGGCATGTTGCCAGAAGTTTCTATTCTAATCATAGGAGGTGTGTTATGTTTAGTTTTGTTTTGGGTATCGCTTGTGCTGCGAGTGTTGAGTCCATTGACATTATTAAGATTCGTGGTGGATCTTCTTGCTCAAATGGATCGTGTTCTGGATCTGTTTTTACAGAAGCAACTAAATCTTCTAAGGTTGAAGTTGTTAAAAAACAGGAAGTTGCAACTAAATCTTGCAATCAGAACACAGCTTGTGCCAAGAAATCAAAATTTAAGATTTTTAAAAAGGCATGTCGTTAAAAATAAATGTAAAAGGGGGGCTTTTGCCCCCTTTTTATATTGAAATGGATAGTAAAAAATGAACAAAGAATTAACAAATAGTTGGCAAGGTGGCAATAAAACAGAAATAGATTTAAGCAGATTAAATATTGATGGTTATAAAATAGATTACAATAATGCAACTTTTTTAGGCAAACGATACGAAAAAGTTTTTAAACCACTAACAGGACTTTCTTTATATAATGTTCTTACAAATGAAGAAGTATTAAAATCATCAGAGATTTTAAAAGCACACATTAAAAGAATTAAAGAAAATAAATCAAGTTTAAAAGATTTTGAAATTTGTGACCTTGAAAATTTTCAAACAATGTTAGAAATTTATGGCAATAATGGATTTTGCTTATATTCTTGGTACTAATATGTATTACGCATATATTCAATATATTAACAACAATATGGAAGTTTGCAAAAAATCTATTGGAAAAATAGAAAACTCTGAAGATATATCTACAAAAGTTATTCAAGACATATATATGTTAGAGTATATGTATATGCCAATGGCAATTTTAATAGTTGAAGAAGATGGAAAAATAATATTAAAGTATTCAATAAAAAAAATTAATGAAAAATTCTTTCTTGTTTCGAGGTAAAAATGAACATTGATTCCTTCTTAGAAAGACTAAACAAAAAAATAAAAAATAGCATAACATTTAGAAAAACAGACGAAAAGATATTATTGATTTATTATAAAAATGAAGCATATAAAAGATTTTTAACAAATCAAATTTTACATTTTTGCAATGAAAACAAACTAGAAACATTTGATGTATCTCCATATAAATGTGACATTGTTAATTCATGTCATCTATATAAAGAGAGTGATTTTTACCTAAATATGTTTTATGAAATAAAAATGAGTAAAAAAGTAGCTTATAATAACATTGTTGTTTTTAAGGATATTGACTCTTTTATTTCTGACGATAAAACAATTGGTTTGGTAGAATATATAAATGATTTTAAAAAATCAATTAGTGTCAATACAAAGTTTATAGTTGTTATGACTAACAAAAGGCAAATAATGAAGCCGTTTTGTAAGATTGACCCAAGTTTTTTGGCTATTGATTTTTATGGTTGTTTGACAGAAGCAGCATTTTTTGATGCCCCTAAAAAAACACCAGAAGAATCTTTAAAAGAATTAACTCAAGATGAAAACAAACTAGGAGAAATAAATGAGGATTGATGTTTTGTCAAGAATGAGTTTTAAATCTGGAACATTAATCTTAATTCAAATTGAAGACTTGAAAAGGTTAATAGATAAAAAAATTAACAAAAAGATAGATGAATATGAAATAATATGTGATGTGGTAGAAAATGGTGGTGAAATGGTTGGTATGGACCCATATGAAAATGTTTCCATAGGAAAAATGTATACTCTTGATGAAGATGGTGGAAATTCTACAATTTTAAGAGTTGGTCCAGTTATAAACAAATCAAGAAGACTTTTAAACACTGGTGAAAAAACAGCACAAGAATATTGCATATATAAAAAAAATAAAGAAAATATAGACATGAGTGAAATAGGTGATTTTTTCATGAAAGAGTTAGAGAATTATAAAAAGGAGATGCTTTAAAGTGAAAACTGATAAAATAACAACTAGAATTGAAAACGGTAATAGTTTAGCAGATAAAGTTGCTAAATATTTAAATTTTAGATTTAAGTATGAATTTGAAAAAGCCTCTATTGAAGAAGACAAAAAGTTAATGATTGATTATAAGTGTAAAAAAAGCAATAAAACTGCACAAATGAAATGTCGTGAAAATAAATCTGATATTATTTATGAGGCAAAAAGATTTTATTCTAACAATGCTTCATCATACGAAGAAGCAAACGGCAGAGATGTTCGAACTGAGGCAACATTATACATATGTCTTTCAGCAGATAAGAGACAAATAATAGTTGCGGAAACAGAAGCAATCAAAAAAATAGTCCAAAAAGAAATACAGAAATTAGAAATAACATTAAATCAAGTAAAAGAATATGAGCAGGAGTGTGCATTTACTAGGAACAAAACAAAAAAATTGGCTTCAAACAAATCTAGGATTGAAGTGTGGTTTAAAATTGATGAAGGAATAGACTCAAGACATTATAGTAAATTGCTTGTTTTTATACCTTACTCTGCTATATTTGAATCTGTAGTGATTGATTTAAGAAACAATGAAAATATTGAAGATGAGAGGACTTGGAAAAATGGATGATGAAATTATGTTTAATCAGAGAGTACCCAGTTTGCTTGTTGTTGACAACTTTTACAAAGATCCAGATTGGATAGTTGAAAAAACAAAAGATTTTGATTTTAAAGAAGAAAACAAATTCTACAAAGGAAAAAGAACAACAGGTTGTTTGTTTCCTTATGTAAAAGAAGAATTTGAAAAGTTATTGCAAGTACAAATAGTAGATTGGTTAAATCAACCAATGAATGGTGTTTTTCAAATAACATCTGGAAATGACCCATTGGTATGGCATAGTGATTCACAAGATTATGCAGCAGCAGTATACTTAACCAAAGATGGTCCAACAAATGCTGGCACATCATTTTGGAAAGATAAAAAATATGGATGCAGAAGACCACCAAGCCATCCGTTAGAAAATAAACAAGGAATAAATGATTTAGACATATACACACAATACAACTTATTAAATGAAGACAATTGGGAATTAGTGGACAGGGTTGGATCTGTATACAATAGACTGGTTCTTTGGGATGGAAAAATGATTCATTCAGCCACAATGTACGGTGAGTTTTCTAGGTTGGTTCAACTGTTCTTTTTTAATGTGAGAAAATAATGCCATACTTTTCTATAGTTACACCAACACACAATACACAGTTTCTTGCTAGACTTTCTCGCTCTATAGCAAGGCAAACATTTAAAGATTTTGAATGGGTGATTGTTCCAAATGGAAACGCCAACATTGATATTGAATCTTTGGCTTTTAAACCAAGGGTTGTAGAATCAAAAAACCCTAATTCAAAATTAATTGGACTCTTTAAAAAAGAAGGGTGCATGGCATCAAATGGAAGTGTAGTAGTTGAAGTTGATCATGATGATGAATTAACAGAAGATTGCTTGCAGGAATTATATAACACATTTAATCTTGAATCAGATGAACCAATTGATTTTGCATATTCGAATTGTGCAGAAATAGACCCTGATGGGAAACCATTTGTTTATTCTGATTATTATGGTTGGAGAAATAGACCTTTTAAGTATCACGGAAAAGATCTTCTAGAATTAATATCTTTTGATTCAACTCCAGCATCATTTTCTAAAATTTGGTTTGCCCCAAATCATGTTCGTGCTTGGAAAAAATCGTTTTATGAAAAGATTGGTGGTCATGATGAAACGATGGAGGTTTTAGATGATCACGATATTCTTTGTAAAACATACATACAAGGAAATGTTAAACATATAGATAAGTGCTTGTATATTTACTATAAGCACAAGAACAATACCTGTTACGGTGAAAAGAATGCTTTCATTCAAGAAGAAACATTAAATATTCATGATAGGTATATCTATTCATTAGCTGAGAAATGGTGTGATCTTAATGGTTTGCTTAAGATAGACCTTTGTGGTGGTTTTAATCCTCCAAAGGGGTACAAGTCGGTAGACATGCAGAACGCAGAAATTATACACGATTTAAACGATCCTTGGCCTTTTAAAGATGGCGAAGTGGGATTGATAAGGGCACATGATGCACTTGAGCATTTAAAAGATCCAATTCATGTGATGAAAGAAGCTTATAGATGCCTATGTCCAATGGGTTGGTTTTTAACACAAACTCCATCTACAGATGGCAGAGGTGCTTTTCAAGATCCAACACATATATCATTTTGGAATAGCAACAGCTTTTGGTACTACACAAAAAGAGATCAGGCAAAATATATTGGAACACCAGTAAGGTTTCAAGCAAATAGAATTAAAAACTTTTATCCAAGCGAGTGGCATAAGACACACAATATTCTTTATGTAAAAGCCGATATGTTAAAAGTTCCAGATGAAATATTAAAAATGAGAGTACCAGGAGAGGTTTCAATATGATACATAATTCATTTATTGGCACTGGTGAATTAATTGATAAAATAACAATTTTAAAAATAAAATGCTCAGTAATAAATAATGAAAATAATATTAATCAATTAGAAAGTCTTTTAACTATTTATAATCAAATGCCAGAAAATTTAAGGATTAAGATTATTGAATTTGAAGAAGAGCTTTTTTATATAAATAAAGTAATATGGAAATATGAGAATATTGTAAGATCAAAAGTTAACGATGAAGAAATTTTAAAAGCTGCAAAATCTATATTTGAGTACAACGACAAAAGAAACAAATTAAAAAAGTTAATAGACGAAGAAACAATAAGCGGTTTCTTTGATGAAAAAATGCATGAAATAAATTAATTTTTCCATTTTTCTTCAAGACTATTGTAAATTTTTTCTCTAAAATCAAAGTGTTTTTCTATAGAATTACATGCAGCCAAATGAAATCCAAAAGAGTCATCTTTTGTTTTTGACCAATGTTGTTCAACTGAAAACTTACAAGCCGTATCAATATCTGCATATTTGAAACCAAGATCTATCATTCTCTTATATATTGTACAGCACAAGAAAACATCTTCAGCATGATCACAATATAGGTCGCCAATAATTTTTGATGCTTGATCCATAAATGCTTTTGATCTTAAAGAAAATCCACCGTTGCCAACATGGTTTATGCCATTTGGAGAATGAGGCCAAGTAGCACCAATGTAATCGTATTTTAAAAAATCATCTGTCCATTTTTCTGTTTTATAAATTAAACCATCGTGTTGAACAATTAATGCAAATTTTGTTTCTATGTATTTTGGAAATTCTTTAATCATAAAATTATCGTATTCTCTAGCAGACGATATTTTATTTATGTTTACATATTCAATATCATATTCTTTTAACTTATAATGTTTTATGTCTGAAAAATAAATTGCTTTATTAAAAATAATTCCACAATTTGAAAAACAATGAATTATTGATTTTGCAGCATTGTTATAGTTCTTGCAATCGACTATACAAATTGTTATATCGTTTAAATTAATCAAAATACTCCAATCAATTAAATAATTTGACAGATGTACGAATATTAATATATTACATATTCTAAAGGAGTTAAACAACATGAAAGTTATAATAAAAGACATTGGTGGAAATTATTTTTGCAGAGAACCAGAAGTTGGATTAACAAATGTTAAAAAAAATGCCTATGTTTTTGATTGTTATAATGAAGAACATTCAAAATTAATATTAGAAAAAACAAAAATGTTTATATCTAATACTGATTTAACATTAGAATTTGTTGAAAAAACAGAAATAAACTTAAGTTTTTAAAGGAAAAAATGAACATATTTGTATTAGATAAAAACCCAAAACAAGCTGCTGAGTGGCATATGGACAAACACATAGTTAAAATGCCTTTGGAAACAGCACAAATTTTATGCACCATTCTTAATGGTCATGGCGTTATGACACCTTATAAATCAACTCATGTTAATCATCCTTGCACACTTTGGGCAGGAAAAAGTATGGGAAATTTTATTTGGTTGTGCGAACTAGGGATACATCTTTGTGATGAGTATTCTTACAGATATGAAAAAGAACATAAGTGTAAAAGAATTATAGAAGAATGTTTGACATTCGCATGTAAAATACCAAATATTGAGATGACAGAATTTGTTCAAGCTATGCCAGAAGAAATAAAGTCAAAAGATCCAATAGAGTCATATAAAATGTATTATATAAAATTTAAATCCCATATAGCAAAATGGAAAAAAAGAGAGATCCCAAATTGGTACAATGTGATATTATGAAAATTAAAAAAAATAGGCAAAAAAAAGCCAGACGAATAATGATATTGGCATCTATTAGAATGTCAAAAAGCATTGGAGTAAAGTTCAATAGAGTTTGTATGGAAGAAATAAGAGATGTTTATATGGATATGTTTGGAGTGGATAGTTTAATCAAACGATTTGATATAGCAAGCATTGTTGCCTAATTGTTTTTTTTTCTTTTGTCTACAATAAATAATATATCATCAGCCCTATTTTTTATATCTCTAAGATCATGAACATAAATGTTATCAATTAAATCTTCATGAACATGTTCTATTAATGTGTCAATCCAAGAAATTTCTTGAACATCTTCTATTATAATAATTCCATTTTCATTTAATTTACTTTGATAACCATCTAAAAATGAAGTCATGCTTTTTAAGGTATGAGGACCATCATCAATAATTAAATCAAAAATATTTTCTGGAATAGAGCTTATAAATTTTTCATCATAAGCATCTCTATGCAATATTTTCAATCTTTCTTTTTCTTTAAAAATATTATTTTTATTATTTATATCTATTCCATAAATTGTAGCATTCGAAAAATAATCTTTCCACAATAATATACTTCCACCATGATCAATACCTATCTCTAAAATATTTTTAGCAGACTCTTGTATTTCATGAAATAGTTTAGAGTAAATTTCATCAATATAAGAATGAACCGTGTTTTTATCGGTGTAAAAATGTTTTGAACTATAAATTTCAGATAATGTTTTCATTGTTGTTACCTTTTTGGCGACTTGGTTTTAATTCCAACTTTATTGTATTCGCTACGCATTTTTGGATTATCATCTATGGCGAAAAGAACTTTTTCTTTAATGCTTTCAGCATGTTTTTTCTTAGATTCATTTTGATCTTTTGGATTACCACCAATGTTATTCATCATTAATCGATTGTATTTAACTCCAGCTTTTTTAAGTGCTTCTACTGTGTCTTTCCTATCTTTTTCTGGTCTGCCTGTTATTATATAGATTTTATTTTGTTTTGATAACTCATTAACATAATCGACCATTTTTTTAATTGGATATATACCATTACGCAAAATAGTGTTGTCAATATCGACAATTACTACATTTGCATTAGATAAGTACAGTTGTATGTCTTCTATTATGCCCATATTAATTTATTGTAAACATGTTTGTAAAATTTGAATTTTTCATTTATACATTTCCTTAATATTTATATACACCAAAAAAACAATTGTAATTTTAATTGTGTCTACCTATTATCTTATCAAAAAACCCAATTTTTAAATTATTTTTTAAACAATATTTTTCTACATCTTTTATAAAATAAGAATCTGCCATATATGATGAACTCCATTTTATTTTTTTTGCTATTTCTGTTTTAACCATAGCATTTAATGTATCTATATTACCAATATTGATTTCGTTTTTTTGAGGAACAATTTTAAAAATATTGTGAGATATTTTAAATATTAACATGCCGTAGTCTCTGTTATAAATTTCATCATGTGAAAATGAAAAATAGTCTTCTTCAATAACATTGTCATCGTCTAACCATATTGTGTAATCTCCAGTGCATTTTAAAATCATTGCATTTCTTTGAACATTTCCATAATTTTGATTTTTTGGTTTTTCTGTAAAATTGTAAGTAAAACGACTATCGTTCATATTTAACACACAACATTGATCATCCTGACTATATCCATCAGAACAAACAAAAACTTCATAGTTATCATAATCTTGATTTATAACACTGGTCATTGCACGATTAAGCAAAGCAACTCTTTTGTATGTTGGAATTATTACTGAAAACTTTATCATTTTTAATTAAGTTCTCTCTAAATAGTTTTTAAAAATTGGAAGCTTATTGTTGTTTACAATTTCATTTTTATAGCCTTCTTTTGTTAAAATTATTCCAAAAATTCTTTCAAAAGCACAAGAATCTATTTTATTTTGTGGTAACAAATTTTCTATTCCGTTTTTATAAATAATATTTAAAACTGTTTTTTTTGCAAACAATATAGATCCAACAATTGTTATAAATTCTTCTGGTATTTTAAACCATTTTGTTTGATTTAAATATTTTATTGTTGATTCAACATGAATATCTTCGCATCCAATCCAATCATAAACATAATCATAAACATATACATTGCCATCTAATTTTTTTATGTTTTCTTTTAATTCGCAAGAATCATGAATAAGTAAAAATCTTTTGTAATCAAAATTTTTATACGCATATAACAATGCACCAGCTTCATAATTTTTATTTTTAATATCTGCCACAATTATTTTTTCAGAAGAAATATTAAAATGATATTTTATTTTGCTATCAGAATCAACAATTAAAATTTTGTCATCATTCTCCATAAGGTCAGATATGCTTTTTACACATTTTTTTAAATGATCTAAATGATTCAATGTAATTATTTTGCATGGTATTACATAAAGTATATCATTCATTTATTAACCTTTTTTTAATTTCAGTTGTTGATATTGTTTTTGTGTATGGAACATACATCATATATATGTTGTTATAATCTAACCAATCTTGTGTAAAACCCATTTGTTTATAATAGTCTTTTTTTGCCCAATCAGAACCAACTATAATGATGTTTGGATTAACTTGAAGTATTGCAATTTTTGAATCTTCATTTCCAATATTTGGTATTACAAAATCAACATATTTGCAAGAAAGTAAAACGCTTTTTCTTTCTTCATATGAACAAGTTGGACTTATTCCTTTATATGATTTGATAAATGAGTCTGTGTTTAGTGAAACAAAAACTAAACCATTATTTCCAGATATTTCTTTACATATTTTCAAAAAATTTGCATGGCCAGAATGGAATAAATCAAAAGTTCCACCAGTATATATTTTCATGGTTTTACTTCTTGTTTAAATATAGTTTACTATTATAATAAACACCTTATTTAAAATAAAGTCTTTAATTATTGGAGTTTTATGAAATACCTTTATGAAATATGGATAAGGGTAGAAGGAAAAAATAAAAAAAATAAAGCTTCTATAGATAAAAATGGAAGTTTTTGTATTGCACTATGTGCTTCATCAAATAAAGAGGCAATTCTTATTTTGCAAGAGGTATTTTTAAGTTGTGATAAAAGACCAATAGGAAATAAAAAGAAAATAAAACACTTTAGGTTGAAAGACGGTTGCTCTAAGTATATATTTCTTCTATGTAAGGAAAATGTCGAAAGTTATAAAAGAGAATGTGATTAAAAGCAACTGCGTTAACAATTCAAGCATACGGTTCTTCCGCAGTTTTTATACCGAAATGAATCACATCACCAGGGGATAACCCCAAGGATTGCCAGAGAGTAGCCAAACTCTCAACAGGGTGGCACGAAATAGTTTAGAAAGATTATTATACTAGAATTTGAGTGACCACTTCTCATACTAGACCTGATACTTTACAAGTACCTTCTTTCTAATGTCCTGTTTGGTCAAAATTTTATAACAAACTGCTTGTTCTAGGAACTTGCTGGTAGTAGTACTATCAGGGAGAAGAAGTGGCTTATTGCCTATAAGTAATCTGCTGTTATATCGGAAAAAAACCAAACAACAGTTTTTTCAATAAATCCTTTAGAATTAAAATCATTTACATTTTTACCAATAATTGATAGCAATGAAATAAATTCAGATTCTGATATAATACCATTTAAATAAGATTTTCTTGTTATTTTTAACAGTAAATCAAAAGTTTCATTTGAACAAATGTCGTTTTTTGATATAGAATTAAGTATTGTTATTGAGTTTGAAAGTTTTTTTGTTAACTTTTTACAAGCATAGTCTATTCTATTTTTCAAAATTATTTTCCTTGAGGTTTATAATGGCTAAAAAGAAAAAACAAATTTCAAGTGAAATAAAACTTCTTTTAAAAAAGAACCTAAGATCTATAGTAGAAATAGAAAAGAAAAATTGCACTATAGAAGATCCAGATTTTGGAGAAATGGTTTCAAAAAAAGCTTGGAATTCATCTGATTTTGTTGATTTTGTTAAAAAAAAGAACACATACACTTACACAATAAGTGAAGGTTTAATAATTGTTGGATTTTTACTTTTTGAAGTTAAAGAAAACGAATTGTTAATTGAAAGAATATGTATAGACAAAGATTTTAGAAGATCAGGTTTTGGTAAAGATTTTTTAGATTTTATATATAACAAAAAATACAGAAATAAAATTGTTTTTTATTGTAAAGAAGATGATGTTAATACAATTAAATTTTTTAAGAAAAATGACTTTACAGCCAATTTAGAAAAAAATTACTTTGGAATAGATGATGATGCGATTAAGTTTACGAAGGAGGTTTTTTATGAAGAAAACAAAAAATAAAATACTTGTGAATTGTTTAGGTTGGTGCAATAAACAATTTCTAAGTTGTGATCCAGCAACAAATAGAATCTGTAAAAAGTGCAAAGAAAAAATGGATAATAAAAAAAATGAAATGGGTAAAAATTACTTTTACGAAAAAAAAATAGAGATAAATGAGTAAACCAAAGATTGCACTTATAACACCGTCATTAGGTATGGGTGGTGCTGAAAGATGGATAGTAACTCTTGCAAAATTCTTTAAGAGACTAGACCCTTATTTAATTTTAAATTTAAGTGGTCAAAGCGATTCAATTTTATTAGAAGAAGTTCCAAAAACAACAAAAATTTTGTCTAATTTTTATTCAAATCCAGAAAAAATTATAAGTTTTTTGAGTGATGCTGATGCAGTTATATCTTGGTGTTTTAATTTAAACATAAACTTAAAAAATAATTTAAAATGTCCAACTATAGATGTTTCACATAGTGATCCATCTTGGAAAGATCATAAGTTATTAATAAATCAAACATACAAAAATTCAAAATATCATGTTGGTGTAAGTAAAGTTGCTGCTTCAGCATTTAGTGAAAATGATGCAACTGTAATATACAATGGAATAGATATAAATAGACTTGAAGAATTGAAAGGAAGAGTAAAACAAAGAAAAGAATGGGGTTGTGAAGATAATAAAGTTGTTTTGTTTTTAAGTAGATTATCAGAAGAAAAAAATCCAAAAATTCTTGTTCAATGCTCAGAATTATTTGATGAAAGTTGGAAATTTTTATTTGTTGATACTGGTTCTTTAAAAAAAGATTTTCAATTGATAAAAAAACAAAATATTCAATTAATTAAAAAAACAAAAAACATTGGAGATTACTATGCTGGTGCAGATGTAATTGTCCTTCCTTCAGATGTAGAAGGTATGCCGTTAGTACTATTAGAGTCTTGGTTTTGTGGTGTTCCAATTGTAACAACTCAATATAACTCTTATTTAGAGTTAATGAATTTACATGGTGAATTGTGTTTATCAACCAAGGTAAGACCAACAGCAGTTGAATTTTCAAATAAAATAAAAAAAGCTTATAACCAAGGAAGAAAATCTGAAATGGTCGTTTTAGCTAAATCTATTGTAGAAAGTAATTATACACATAAAACAATGATTAAAAATTGGGAAGATTACATATTTTCAAAAATAAAAGAATGTAATGATACTTAACAAAAAAAAGAAATGGCTTTACATAGGACCACCAAAGACTGGTAGTACAGCCATATCATATGTTTTAACGGATGGAAAGTATAACAATAATGCTTTTATTCAAGATTTAAATGTTAATTTTGAAGGCATAGAAATAAATGGTCAACACACCCCTTGGCCTCCTGACGAATTAAGTTCTGAATATGATGGCTATAATGTTTTTATAAGTGTAAGAAATCCTTTTTCTAGAATAGTTTCTCTTTACAATCATTGGAAGTATGGACAGAATTACGAAAATGAATTTTTGTTAAAAGAAAAAACTTTTGAAGAATTTATAGGTCTTGTTTTAAATAAAAAACTTTCTAACGATGGTTTTTTCCATTATACAATAACAGAATGGGTGTCTAAATATCGTTCATTTATAAAACAGGAAAACCTGCAAAGTGATTTAAAAATGCTGAATATTCACTCTATAGATTTTAATGTTCCAATAATAAATGAGAAATTAGGATCGACAAAACATTGGAAAGAAGAGCACAATAAAAAAACAATTGAAATGACAATTGAATGGGCAGAAAAAGATTTTTATAATTTTGAATACAGCAAGGACATTAATGTTTAAGTGTTTTTTTGATTTTTTTGGTTCTGATCGTTCTGGTAAATGGTGGACTCTTCGTTGTCAACACATTAAAGATAATCCATCATGTATAGGTTGTGGCACAAAAAAAGAGGTTCAAGTTCATCATATAATACCAGTTAGTGTTGATTCATCTAAAGAGTTATGTAGAAACAACTTATGTACTCTTTGCAAACATTGCCATTTTGTTTTTGGGCACTTGCACAACTATAAAAATTACAATCCAGAAGTAATTAGGGATTGCCAAGAGCATTACAAAAGAGTAAAACAATTTAGAGTTAAGACTTTTCAAAAACCTATTTCTTTATGGAGGACTATTATGAGCAAGTTTTTTGGTTCTATTGCGTTAGTTTTTTTAGGATATTCAATTTATGTTAGCCATATGTATGTGGTAGAAACTAATAAAAATATAACGGTTAAAGAACTTTTTGCTGCTGAAAACAGACTATTGAAAGATGAAATTTATGCAGAGAGAAGCAAACCAACTTATGAAAATGGCTATAGGGATGCTATTTTAAGGGCTGGTTCACCAACTGGATCTGGTTCATATCGTGATGGTTGGGAGGCTTGTGCAAAGCTTTATACAGACGGTTCATGGACAAGCGGTTATCATACGGCACTAGAACAATTTGGTTGGAAGAATGAATCAACAGCATTCAAAAATTCAAATCCTCAAGCTGTTTCTATGAAATAATCTTTAATGATTTGCCCTCATACTGTGTATTAGTATGGGGGTAATCATGAAAAAGAAATCACACAATAGCAAAGCTTTTGGCGAAATTTCTGGAAAATATTGGGCTTCATTAAGAAAAAACGCAAAAAAAAGAAACATACAAATAAAAGTAACAATAGAAGAAGCTTGGGAAATTTTCCTAAAACAAAACAAAAGATGTTTTTATACTGGCTTAAAAATAACCCATAAAAAATATTTAAAAAGAATTAATAATAAAGATATTTATTCTTTAGGAACAGCATCGTTAGATAGGAAAAACAGTAGCCTTGACTACACTAAAGAAAATATACAGTGGGTTCATAAAGATGTTAACTATATGAAGATGAGTTTAAACGAAAAGTATTTCGTAAAACTTTGCAAGCTTATATCTAGGAGATTTTAATGAATTTTCAATCGCATGAAGATCTTTACATTCAACTTTCAAAAGACGAAAAAGAATTAGCTAATTCACTTATTTCATTGTCTCAAAAAGTTGGTCCGATCAATAAATCTGATGGTATTTGGGTTGGATATGAAAATGCAGATAACAATCCTACTAAAAATATTGGTGTTAAGTGTGGAAATTGTGCATTACACAAATCAGAAAACACATGCATTATACTTGATCAACAAATAGAAATGGATGGTGTTTGCAGATTTGCAGTTATACCAGATGGTTATGTTAATGTTGTTAAAGTAGAAAAGGACATAGAAGAATACCTTAATGAAAATAATAATAAATAGTCCTGTTTTAAAAACAAAATGCAAAGAAGTAGATTTAAAAAAGGGAAAGACTATTGCCAAAAGAATGTGGCAATTTTTAAACCTTTACAATAAAAAAAACGAAGTAAAAGCTGTTGGTTTAGCAGCAAATCAATTTGGAATAGATGCTTCAGTTGCCATAGTTCTTAAAAACAACAAACCATTTATTTTAATGAATCCTAAAATAATAAATTTTTCTCAAATAAAAATTTGTAAAAAAGAAGGATGCTTAAGTTTTCCAGATGAACAACTTGATGTCTATAGACATATGTGGATTGAAGTTGTATGTTTAAATCATCCTAATCCTATTTTCTTTGGAAGTAGACCAGAAGAAAGCAATGATAATTTTTTGGAAAGTTGTGTTGCTCAACATGAAATAGCACACTTAAACGGTTTGACTTTTCATGATTTTCAATGGAATAATTCAATAACACCTAACGATTGGTAAAATGAAAAACCACTATACAAAAGTAAAAAACGCTGTAGATTTTAAAATATACAATGAGCTTGAGAGTTTTGTTTACAACTCTTTAGTTGAAGATGAGTTAACATCTGAAGAAAATTTGCGTTCTTTAATTGTTTCTCAGGTAAAAAGAGAACATGGTAGCCTTATTTATTCGAGCATAGAAATAGAAGATACTATAAAAAATCTAATTATTAGAAAAATTATTAAAGAAGCGATTGGTATAAAGTTGTCCAAGTTTATTCATAGTCAATAGTTAGGGGTATTTATACATGGGCTTTATCCTTTTAAAAGGAGGTATCCCATGCAAACTTATTTTGAAGTTTGGGCAACAGAGCCTAATGGCAAAACAAGAATAAAAATAGCAGAGTACGAAGAAATTTTTTGGCAAAGAGCAGAAAAAAAAGCTTTATCATTAGAGTTACAAGGATATACTAAGATAGTTGTTTTTGAAAAAATGAGGACTACAAACAAATAAGTTTGATTTGCATAAGGAGGATACTATGGATATAAATCTCAGTTGCCCAATAAATCAGCTTGGGTATGGTGTCGTTGGTTTAAATGTTTTTTTAAATTTACAAAAAAATCATAATGTAGCACTATGGCCAATTGGACCAGTAGATTGCGAAGAATCAAAACATGATGCATTAAGAGCATCTATTGAAAAAACAAAAACATTTAATTACACAGCACCAAGTTTAAAAATATGGCATCAGTTTGATATGGCATCTCATGTTGGAAATGGCAAAAAATTTGGTTTAACATTTTTTGAAACCAATAAAATAAAAGAAAATGAAATTCATCATTTAAAATTTTTAGAAAAAGTATTTGTTACATCCTCTTGGGCAAAAGAGGTTCTTATAAATTCTGGTTTAGAAAGTTCAAAAATAGTAGTTGTAAAACTTGGTGTAGATAAAGTAATTTTTCCAGAATCTAAAATAGATGATAAAAAAACAACCAAAATAGTTTGTGTTGGTAAATGGGAAATAAGGAAAGGTCATGATCTTATCATAGATATTATAGAAAAAACTTTTGATAAAGATGATGATTTCAAACTTATAATGTGTTGCTCTAATCCGTTTTTGTCACAAGAAGAACAAAATCACTGGATTTCATTTTTTGAAAAAAGCAAATATTTTGATAAGATAATTGTTTTGAAAGAAAGATTAAAATCTCAAGCAGATGTTAATAGGCTTATGCATGGTTCTGATGTTGGCATATTCCCATATCGTGCAGAAGCTTGGAACTTAGAACTTTCTGAAATGTTGTCAATGGGCAAACATTGCATTGCTACAAATTATTCTGGTCCAAAAGAATTTGCTAATGATGCTGGTGCGATTTTAATTAACTCAGAAGGTATGGAAAGTGCTTACGATGGAAAATGGTTTGATGGTTCAGCAGAATGGGCCAAACTAGGAAAAAAATATGTGGAAGAATTTTCTTCTGCCTTAAGAAATATTCATGAGCAAAAACAAAAGGGTGATTTAAAAATAAACTCTAAGGGTATAGAATATTTTAATCAAAACACTTGGGAAAAATCTTGCGAAACAATAGTGGGTGAACTATGAATTTGACAGTATCATTTTTAATATGCAGAACAGACGAAGGTAAAGAACCATCAATTTTATTTTTAAAAAATGAAAATGGTAATTATGAATTGCCAAGTTTTCAAATGAAAGACGATGAGTATGATGTTGATGAATTTGTTGGCAGAACATTTAAATCAATCACTGGTGTTCAAGTAATAGACAAAAGAGGTTTTGGTTGGATTAACTTGTTTTTATCTGGAACCATAGTATCAAATAAAAAATATAGTTTTGTTTATATGTGTAAGCTTCCAGATGTTATAAATATTGAAATTTATGAAAGTATAAAAATGAGTTCTCTTCTTGAATCACAAAATTTTGAAGAGGATTATATTTCTCAAGTTATTCACTGTTTTAATAATTTATACATTAGATAACATGAAAAACATAAAAATAATTTTTGATGTAAATTTAAGCGATGTTATAACAACATTTGTATTTCCAGAAATAATAGACAAAGAAGAAAAATCTGTTTTATCTGAAAAAACAGCATCTTTTCTTTCTTCTCTGCAAACTGGAGGTGTGATGACATCAATAATACATGGTGTTGTTGAAGGTGGAATTATTTCTGACGATAAAGGTTTATCTGATTTAATAATTAAAAAAATGCTTTCTAATTTTTTAGTTACATCAGATGAAAAACCATTGATTCTTCCAAGTGAAGCATTTGTTTTTAAGGAAAAATAATGACGATAGAAGCAAAGATAATTTCAGACTCGATATCTATTTACGACAGAAGAATAACCACTATGGTTATTAAGTATCCAAGGTTTATACATTCTGAATTTATGACACATAGAATTTTTTCTAGAAATGCGAGTAGTAGCCGAGCTATACCAGTTGATAAAATGATTGATGATATTAAACACGACATGGCAAAACCAAGCATTTGGGCAAAAAATCAAAAAGGAATGTCATCTGGCGAAAGGTTAGATTATAACAAAGAAGTTATGTGTAATCATGTTTGGCAAGAAGCAGCAGAATTTGTTATTAAAAAATGTGCATTGTTAAAAGAACTTGGTGTTCACAAAAGTATAGCCAATAGAATACTAGAGCCTTTTTCTCACATAACAACAATTGTTACTTCTACAGAATGGGATAATTTTTTTAAATTGAGGATAAGCCCTGATGCACAACCAGAAATATGTGAATTAGCAACAAAAATGAAAGTCGTATTAGATGAATCAACCCCTAAGATTAAAAACTTTGGTGATTGGCATATTCCATTTGGTGATGCTTATGTAGATGATGGTGTACCAATAGAAAAAATGCTTAAAATAAGTGTCGCTCGTTGTGCTAGAGTTAGCTATCTTAATTTTGAAGGAAAAATAGACAATGAAAAAGATTATGATCTTCATGACAAATTAATGGAAGAAGGTCATTGGAGTCCTTTTGAACATTGTGCTACTCCTACATCATCTGATATCTATAGCGGAAATTTTTTAGGTTGGCTACAATATAGAAAATTTGCGGATAGAAAGAATGATTAAAAAAATACAATGGCTGAAGTGGGAAGATCCACTTACGCCAAATAAAGAAGACATTGATCTTGAAACGAAATCTCATAAAGACAGCTTTAAAGAATTTGATGATTCTGAAGAAAGACATGTCAGATTAGTTGTCGGCCCTTATGGTCTTTTGCCACTAAATGAAAATGCTGTTACGGCAAAACTTTATAAGCTTTGGGTTGGTCATTGTAACTTTGAAATAACCGATACAGTCAAAGAAAAAATAGAATCTGTTGCTGGAGTAGAAGTTTTACGAATATGGACAAGATATAGGTTTTGGTTAGGTGTAGCAAATCTTTTTGATGATTCAGATGTTCAAAGCGATATTGAAAAACTTTTAACTGAAGAGAAAGAATTAAAGAATAAAAATATTGCACTTAAAGCTTTGGTAAAAGTTTTAAAAAATAAATATAAATTTTGGGCAGTTTTTTTAGAAAAGAATGGTGAATTAAAAACTGTTGGTAGTGAAAATATTGAAGATGTAAAAAAAGAAACAGAATTGAATAAAAATTTAAACATATTGGCTTGCAGTTGGAAAAATGATTGATATATTGTATTTATCCATTACTCAAAAGGAGATTTCGCTATGTCTGATGTTGTAAAAAGCTTTAATCCTGATCAAGTTGCAAAGTCTGTAGCTATTATTGTGTCTACCTTAAAATGGGTTTCTACCATTATTCCAGGTGATTCAGACGATAAAGTTGTTGCTCAAATTGTTAAAATTGCTGAAGAGCCTTGGTTTGTTACGGCTTTGACTTTTTTAATTAACAAATTTGATGGCGATATGAGTCAAATAAAAGCTGAAGACTTTATCCTTGCTGCTAGAACGGCTCAAGGAAAATACTAGTGCTTAAGTTTTTAATTGAACTTATCTCTAATATTGTAATAGCTATTTTTTTAGCGATTATATTTATATTGTTTTATGTTTCAGACAGTTTAAAAAAACATAAGCATAATAAAGAATGTTTTATTGATAAAACCAATAAGTAAATTATAGGAAATTAACATGTTTAAGAAATCATTGTTTTTTTTGTTGGTGTTTTGCAATTTTGCTTTTGCAGAAAATTTTGTAATTCCAGAGCAAAAAATCGTTGGAGCAGAAATTCCTATTCCTTTGGGTGAGCTTGTAGATTTGTCTATAAGCCCAATTCAATCCACGCCAAAGTTTTTAGTTTCAACTACATATGCATGGAAAGTATTTGACGGTTATACAGAAAAAAGAATTCGTAATTATGAAAATGGTGTTTTCTTTGGTTCTGGAATACAAGCAAAAAGACTCAAGGTTATTGTTTCAATAACTCATTTGTACATAGTTAAAGAAAACGAAAAGCTTTTAGAGGCTGCTACTAGAACTAATTTTATTTCAACAGATGTTTTTATTGGTGAACAAGAACCTGATACTCCACTAGAGCCAGAGGTTGAACCAGAATTTGGAGAATCAAAGTATCAACTTTCTAAATTTATTTATGACAATGTTAAGATTTTAAAAATATCAAAATCAGATAAGGTAAAACAATCTACTGCTATTGCAACATCTTTTGATAGCATGGCTGCTGCTATTGCTGCCGGAACAATTGCAACACTTGAAGACATACTGAAAAAGACAGCAGAATCAAATAAATTAGCATTAACAAAATCTGGTGGAGATAGAACAAAATGGGAACCACTATTTACAGAAATACAAGAAAAGCTTTTTGACTTGTATAAAACTAATAAGATGCAAACCAAAGAAGATTTTGCTATTGCGTGGAGAGAAATATCATCTGGTCTTAAATTAATAAAATAGGTGAAACATGTCTGAATTATCAAAGTTAGGTGGTTGGGCAGGAAAAGACAATCCTTCGCTTGTTGAAAGTGAATTCAATTTAATTAAAGATGGTGGATCATTTAGAGATTTTAATGTTTATGGCAAAAGCCAAGACACTAAAGGCAAAAAAATGATGTTGTATGATGTTGTTCGTAAAGTTCTTGGTAAGGATACTCCTAATTACGCTCAAGAAATTGGTGACTGCGTAAGTTTTGGTGCTAAAAATGCCATTGAATACTTAATGGCTACTGAAAAACTTATGAAGGGCGATCACGAAAAATTTGAATTTGTTTTTCCACCATATCTTTATGGCACAGGAAGAGTTCTTGTTGGTCGTGGACAACTTAATGGTGAAGATGGATCTCTTGGGAGTTGGATGGCAGATGCTGTTATTAAATATGGGGTTCTTCGTAGTAATTTTGATGGTCTTCCTAAGTATGCTGGAAGCGTAGCCAAAAAATGGGGCGATACACCAGGACCAGACAAGAAGTTTGTTGAAGAAGGAACTAAACACCCAGTAAAGTCTGCTGCTCAAATTAAAAATTGGGATCAATTAGTAGAGGCTATTGTAAATGGTTACCCCTGCACAACTGCTAGTGATGTAGGGTATGAAATGGAACCAGAGTCTGATGGTTTTCATAGCCAGACAGACAATTGGGGCCATCAAATGTGTTTTATAGGCGTTGACGATAGAGCTAAAGACCCATACGCAATTATTGTTAATAGTTGGGGTGATGCTCACGGTCATCTTAAAGACTTTGACACTGGAGAAAATCTTCCTGTCGGAGTTTTAAGAGTTAAAAAGAAAGATGCTGAAAAACACATTAGGGCTGGTGAAACTTTTGCTTATAGTAATTTCGAAGGTTTTCCAGAACAGTTGATAGATAAAAAATTATTTATGCTTATTTAGAAGGGTTTAATATGACAAATAAATCTGAAGGTTTACAGTATGGAAAGCCAGACAAGGATGATCCAAGAAAAACTCCAGCAAAACCAGAAGAGCAAAAAAAGGGTTCTAAAAAAAACCCAAAAGACTCTGCCAATAAGCCAAATAAAGATATTGAGTTATCAAAAGAAACCGAAGATAAAATTAAAGTTTTGATGCAAAAGCATAACGACAAAGATCCAGAATTTAAAGCCAATATGGGCCAATTAAAATCTGTCTTTAGAAGAGGTGCTGGAGCATTTTCTACTAGTCATGCACCAAACATGAATAGAACAGGGTGGGGTTTAGCTAGAGTAAGAGCTTTTTTATATTTGCTCCGCAATAAAAGAGCATCAAATCCGAATTACAAGCAAGATAATGATCTATTGCCAGAAGGTCATCCAAAAAGCACAAAAAAACCTTCAGCGTCTTACTTAAATGAAGAAATTGATTATTCTGAGTTTCTAAATTCTATTAAAGATATAATTGTAAAAAACAAAGAAAGAAGTAAAGCTTTTTCAGATATTGAAAAATATTTTACTAAATCTTCTGAAGGTTACGATGCACCAGAATCTGCTAGAAATAATGCAAGAAAAGTTTTAGAGTGGAAAGAAAAGTATGGGAAAGAATGCAAAGGTATGACCGCTGTAGGTTGGGCCAGAGCTAGAGATTTGGCTGGAAATGCTATGTTATCTGCTGATACAGTAAAAAGAATGGCTCAATTTAATAGGCATGGATCTAATTATGAAAAAGCAAAATCTAAACCAGAGTATAAAACTAAACCTTGGAGTATTCCAGCGGTGGTTGCATGGTTAGGTTGGGGTGGAACATCTGGTATTGAATGGGCAATGAGAACAAGTCAATCCATTATAAAAAACAAAAAGTAAATCATGTTAAGCTTAATGCTTTTTTTGTTGTTTGATCAAACTATAAGCAAAGAACAATTTGTGCTAATAGAGAAAGATTCTATTTCATTTTCTAAACTCATAAATCAACTACCAAAATCAAAAGTATCCTTATCAGTAATCATAAATGCAAATCAAGAAGAGTGTTTTACTTGACGGAGAAGAAAATAATGCGGTCGCATAAAAAAATACAAGAAATATTAGAAAAATCAGAAGTTATTAAAAAGTATGATGCTGTTGGTGTTATAACAATAATAATGATTGTTAGTCTTATATTTGAAGGCATAAAACTAATACAGTATTGCAAGTCTTCTAAAATAACAGCATCAATAATTAAAAGAGGTGGACCTTTAGTTAGAATGTTTATTAGAAACAACCTTTATAAAAATATTATTAAAGCAAATGTTCCAGCAGAACACGCCAAGATCATATCTGATACAATAGTCGAGTTGATGCAATCTTTGTCTGTTGATGAAATAGTTTCGCTTTTAAATATGGTTTACAATGAAAATAGTTAAGGCTACATATGGTCCAAAAGATGTAACGGAATATGTTGCAAGTATTTTCAAAGACGAAAGTTTAAACATTTATGTTTCCAACGCTATTTTTGGCGACACAAATCATGGCGTATTAAAAAAATTGATTGTTGAATTTGATGATGGTTCTAAATTAGAAACAAATGAAAATGAATTTTTAATTTACCCAAAAATTTTTGATGAAAGAATTGGTGTTTTTTATACAAACAACAATGACACAAGAAAAGAAAAAGCTTTATATGCTAGTTTAAAAAGTTTAGCTATTTCATCAGAAAAAAAAGCTAGAATAATTACATCTGTATGGAATAAAATACCAGAAAATCCATTTTGTGAAATAGTTTCTCAAACCAAGAATAGTAGCCATTTAAATCAAGTTTTACAAATATTGCATTTGCTTTATTTTGTAAGAAAAAATTCAACAAATGTCAAATATGTTAGTTTTTTAGAACATGATTGCCTTTATCCAGAAGGGTATTTTGAATATGATGATTTTGAATGCGATTCTATATCAAATACTAATTATATAGGATTGTGTTCTTTTGGTTGGCAACCTAAAAATGGTGCAGCAAAAGCAACATCTCAAGTGACTATGAAGTTTACCAGTGCCATTAAACATTTTGAAAACATATTTCCAAATGCGTTATTGAAAAACTCTGGAAGTTTAGAACCTTGGTATTCAAAAGAAGCTTCTTTTACACCATTAAGCTGGAAAAACAAAGATTGGTTTTGTAAAAATCCATCGGTTCACATAAATCACGGCTATGCATTCACATCGCATTTTGAAACTTTTCAAAAGGTTTTTTCTGAATCAAATGAATACTGGGGTGATTATTCAGAATATGCTTATCTTTTTTCTTAATTTTTCTACAAAAAACATTTGATTAAAAGTCATAAAATAGTCTTGCCACAATAAAAAAAATAAGTAAGATTTTGATCTGTCTTACCTACAATCATGGGTGTATTTATTTCCGCTGGTAATCGCCAGCATTACATTCCTTTAGAGTTCCGCTTATCCTTGCGATAGCAGGGCAGATGGAGTTTTTTTCATGTCTATTAAAGAATTGCAAAAATATACGGCTGTTTCCAAATATGCTAGATGGATTGAATCTGAAAAAAGAAGGGAAACTTGGGATGAAAGCGTACAAAGAATAAAGGATATGATGATAGAAGTTCATCCATCCTTGCGTAAAGATATTGAAGAACATTACGAAATGATCAGAGATCAAAAAATATTAGGTTCACAAAGAGCACTGCAATTTGGTGGTAAGCCAATCATTAAACATAATGCAAGAATATTTAATTGCTCTGCTAGTTATTGCGATAGATTGCGATTTTTCCAAGAATGTTTTTACTTATTGCTTTGTGGATCTGGAACTGGGTTTAGTGTGCAAAAACATCATGTTGAGTTGTTGCCAAAGTTTTCATCTACTAGATTAAATCCAGAAACATGTTGTTATGAACATCATATTTATAGGGTTGAAGATTCAATTGAGGGTTGGGCAAATGCTCTTGGAGTTCTTCTTTCTTCATATTTTGAAACTCCGATAAAAGAGTTTGAAAGATACAAAGATATTGCAGTTGGATTTAGTTATGAAGACATAAGGGAAAAGGGTGCTCCTTTAAGTTGTGGTATAGGTAATGCTCCTGGTTATGAACCACTAGAAAAAGCTTTAGAAAACACTAGGCGTTTACTTGATAAATGTATTGCAAATGGGCAGACAGAATTAAGAACAATAGATGCATTTGATATAGTTATGTTTGCTGCTGATGCCGTTATTTCTGGAGGTGTTCGTAGATCTGCAACCATAGCTTTGTTTTCTGCTGATGATGAATTAATGATCAACGCAAAAACTGGCGATTGGTATTTTACTAATCCTCAAAGGGCTAGGGCAAATATATCTGCGTTACTTCACAGGAAAGATACTTCTAAAGAAATTTTTGAAAATCTTTTTAAAGCTACTAAAGAGTTTGGTGAACCTGGATTTTTCTTTGCTGATTATTATGACACGCTATGTAATCCATGTTGTGAGATTTCATGGATAACAAAACACTTTTACAAGAAAAATGATCCAGAATTAGCCAAAGCTTTGTCATTATATGAAGGACCAATAACAACAAAAGAGTCATGCAAAGACGATATGCCAGCAGACGAAGTTGGTCTTTCTGGTTGGGGATTTTGCAATTTATCAACAATCAATGGAAAAACCGTTACATCGGAACAAGACTTCTATGAAAGATGTGCTGCTGCTGCCTTTATTGGTACATTACAAGCATCTTTTACCAATTTCCCATACTTGGGTCATGTGACAGAACTTATTGCTCGTAAAGAGGCATTATTGGGCGTTTCAATTAATGGTATGCAACATCACCCTAAAATACTATTAAACTCAACAATTCAGCAAAATGGGGCAAAAATAGTTAAAGACACAAACAAAAAGTACGCAGAAATATTGAACATAAGTCCTGCTGCAAGAACAACTTGTATAAAACCAGAAGGTAATTCTGCTGCTTTGTTAGGGTCTGCTTCTGGTATTCATCCAGATCATTCTAAAAGATATTTTAGAATTGTTCAAGCTAATCAGATGGAATCTCCTTATCAGCACTTTAAAAGCATTAACCCTCAAGCATGTGAAGAATCGGTATGGTCATCAAATAAAACAGATGATTGCATAAGATTTTGTGTACAAAGCCAAGATGGAACAGTACTTAAGGAAGACATAGATGCTATATCTATGCTTGATGATGTTTTATCAACCTATAAAAATTGGGTTGTTGCTGGAAAAAACGAACATCTTTGTGTTAGAAAAGAACTAAACCACAATGTATCTAATACAATACATGTAAAAGATAATGAGTGGGATAAGGTAAAAGAATACATTTATAATCATCGTGTAGAACTTGCTGGAATATCTCTTATAGCTGCTACTGGCGACAAGGATTACAATCAAGCTCCATTTACAGCAGTTTATTCAATTGAAGAGCAAATAACCAATTGGGGTTTTGAAGCTACGGCTAAGGCTTATGAAACTTACCCAAAATTTTCTGAATATAATTTTAATTCTTTATGGGATGCATGTTCATGTGTTCTTGGCTATTTTGAACCAAAAGACGATAAGCAAAAATCTTGGAAAACTATGGTGCAAAAATATGCAGATGAGCATTTTTCTTCTGATGTTAAATACGCTACTTATGCACTTAAAGATGCTTATAATTTAGATTTGTGGAACAAATTAATAAACAATTATTCTGATGTTAATTATTTAAATGCTTTTGAAAATAGTGCTACAATAAACATTCAAGGAGAACTTGCTTGTGCTGGTGGAGCCTGTTTAATATAATGTCAAAAAGAATTGCAAAGATTTCAAAAACTAAAAAAGCAAAATTGGTGAAAAAAAATGCCGAAAAAAGGAAAAGTAAAAGGCATAGGTTCCCCTTTTAATCTTAGTTTTTCAAGTTGTTCAAACAACAGCCCAAAGCTTTTTGATTGGTCTAATGAAGATTCAGATTTTTCTGTTTTCATGGATTATTCAATTCTTGATTGTTACAAATACCCAAAAGTTAAAAATGTTCCTAGATTTGGATGGTTGTGTGAATCTATAACAATATTTCAAAACTTGTATGATAAAATAAAATATGATTACAAAAAAATATTCAACGATATAGATTACATATTTACTTCTGACGAATATTTGCTTTCTTTAGATTCAAGATTTAAATTTTGTTATTCGTGCAGCAATATTCCTTGGTCAAAAAAAGAAAGTTGGAACATTTATAAAAAAACAAAAATGTGTTCAATGATATGTTCAAATAAGTTAAGTTGTAATTTTCATGCTATTAGACAAAGTATAGCAAAAAACAATGTTAAAAAATTTGATTTGTTTGGCGGTTTTTTAAATTCGCCTTATACTGGTGAAAAATATGATGGTTTCTATAAAAAAGATAATGCACTAAAAGACTATATGTTTACTGTTGTTATTCAGAATAATAATCAACCATATTTTTTTGCTGAAATGTTAACAGATTGTTTTTCATTTGGAACAATACCTATTTATTTAGGTAATCCTAAAATAGACTTGTTTTTTGATTCAAATGGAATAATATCTATAGGTTCAGAGGAAGATCTTGATAAGATTGTTCTTAATGAAGAATTATATTGGTCTAGGTTTGATGGTGTAAAAAACAATTTTCAAAAATTGCAGACAATGGAAATGAGCGATGATTATCTTTATCAGCAATGTTTAAAGCTTATGGAGGTTTAATATGTCTTTATTTAATATTGGTGATATAGTTGCTTTAAAATCTGGTGGAATGCCAATGACGGTTGTTGCTTTTGGAGAAGAAACAAAAGAGGTTTTAGTTGTTTATTTTGATTTGGATGCTAATGTTATGCGAGATGGTTTTCCAGCAGAATCATTAGAGTTTACAGAAAATAGATGGAAGATGAAATATTGTGTTGATATAAACGAAGAAGATTATACAGATGATGAGGAATTTTAATGCCATACTATGAATTTTCTTGTGGGTCATGCGAATACAGTTTTGAGATTAAGCTTTCTTTTTCTGAAAGTCATCCTAAAGATTGTCCAAAGTGCAAAAAAGGAAAAGTAAATCAGGTTTATGATGGAAACACCATTGTCTGTATCAAAGGTGGAGATACAATAGGTCAAGTAGGTGAAGCTAATTATAAGAAAGCTGGTGGAAAAATTAAAGAACACATGGCTAAAAAACAAGAATTGAAAGATTCAAAGTTGCCTTGGTGGAGATCAGGAAAGGTTACTGGATTAAGCAAAAAGGATAAACCTTTAAACTTATCTAAAATTAAAGATGTTAAAAATTACATAGAAACAGGAGAAGAATAATGGCTTTAATTCCTAAAGCTGGAGAAGAATCACCTCATACAGCTATAGTTAGAATACATTGGGAGGTTCTTCCAATCAGTTCTGATGGTTCATACGGATCAAATCAACCAGTTGATATTGGTTTAATATTGCTGAGAGCAGATGGAACTTCTTTTCAAGAAGCTAAAGTTAAACTTGAATCTTTTTTGAATAATTCTATTGATGACAAAAATTTTGCACATATTTGGAAAAGAGGGCAGTCATCATGAAAATTGAAGATCATGGAAATCTTATTATAAGCTGTAGTAATTGTAATAAACCACTTGTTGATTTATTTATAACTAATACAGACGCAGATATTTATTGGAAATGCGTTGCAGAATGCTGTTATTGTGGCGATAAAAGCTTTGTAAAAGATGTTAAAGGTATTTTTAGACCAGGTGGATGCGTTACTGTAGACAGAGAAAATCCAGATTTTTTTACACAAGACACTCTTTTAACAGATATTGTTACTGAAGAAAATAAAATAATATTCAAAACACAGAAAGGAAAAAAATAATGTTTTCTGTAATTGGGTTTGATAAAAATGGTAAAGAATGCGATCATGAAAACTTCTTGTCTCTTGCTAAAAAAAGCACTGATACAGAGTTGAAGAGTGAAAAATTTTGGGTTAAAGTTTGCACCAATGGAATAGATTCTGGAAAACTTTTTGATCCATCTTCAAACTTGCTAGAAGACTTGAA